CCAGCGTGTCGGCATCTACCGCCTTCACGCCTTCGGCAGCGCGAACCACCTTCCAATCCGTTACGGCCAGCAGAGTACCGGCAGTCGCTTTGACCTGAGCCACCATGCTGTCCTTAAGCTGGTCTATGTCTTTTGGAAGACCTGGCCCCCAGTAGAACCTATCATCGTATGGCACAGGATCAGCAGCCTCCGTAATGCCAATTGCAGCACGCTCTTCCGGGCTTGCAAGGCGTATCCAGTTGGCTGGGTAGGAAATTTCATTGTGCTCGAAAGGCACATCAAGGCCGAGAGGTTTGTTGTCGAGTAGGAACATAGGTTACCTCGCAAGAGCGTTTTTGAATGGCGATTCGGCGAAGGCGGCAAAAATGTAGGTGCCGCCGCTGGCGTTTCGATCTGCGTAGGTCGATGAGAAACGCATTTTGAAACCGTTCGACAGCGCATCTAATGAGTCACTAGAGCCGGTGCGTGTGACTTCAGCAGAACTGCTGTCCGGGTACAGCTCGCGCAGTATTGTGTTGTGCGGGTCGCGTGCCGTATCCCAGATAAACCAGTTTCCAGTGGAGTCTGTGCGCTTCACCAAAATCCACCTCGGCCTGAACCCGCAGAACACAAACGGCCCATCTGCGCTGCCGTTGCCGGTGTAGCTGCCGAAGCGCGAGAAGCCTGCGACCTCGGAGAAGAGGTAGGCGACCATCGAATAGCCTGATCCGTTCGTGCGGTTGGCAGAACCTACGGAGAACACCGAAGACGTTGGCGCTGTGCTGTTCCAATAAATGCCGGTGACTTGTGTGGCGACCGTGGTTTCAAGCTGCAATGCGCCGCCCGCACCAATGCTGGCGTGATACACGGCCCAGCCGTCCGTCCCGTTTGAACGCGGCTTGGTGATTATCATCTTTGGCGCAACACCAAGCGAGTGGCTAATGTTCTGCGATGTACCATTGCCCGTGTACGTCACGATGTCGAAGCCCTGCGTAGCGCCTTCTTTCCATTGCCAGCCGACGTAGGTGTTGCCGCTTTGATTCCAGTATGCGTTGGGTATGCTTGCATCGGTTCCAGCTGTTACTGTAAAGCCGTCTGAGTTGAATGCGCTGAGATAGCCGTACTGATTGCTAGACGCATAACCTTCAGCGCCTGTGACGTTTGTGCCAAGCTCTTTCAGCGACCCAGCGCCACGCGCAGAGTCGAACAACATGTGCCCGTAAGTAGTGTTTCTAACCTTGCCCCAGACAAGGTCGGGCTGGAACGCAAGACCTGTTATTGAGCGGCTTGATCCACCAGCGCCGCTCCATGTCAGCGCATCAAAATACTGATTGCCCTTCAGGATCGTCGGCGCAGGCAGGTTCAGCGTGTTCAGTGCCTTGAAGCCGCTGGGCGGGGTGTAGGCGAAGGGGCGTTGACCAAAGTTGATGGACAGGCTTGATGCTGAACCGTTTGACTGGTCGCTGACTGCTGGAAAAAACACCCCTGTCAATGAGCTAAACGCCGTACCTTGGCTGGTGTTGTTTTTGTAAAACGTCAATGTTCCAGCATCAGAATCAAATGCAACGCCAATCACATCATTCGTTGTGTACGTTGCGCCATAAACTGTGGTTGTATTGTTGTTGTATTTTTCGCCGGTGTTGATGTAGCAGTATGAATCAGCACTTTGACCCATGTATTGCGTCAACGCAACCGTTTCCTTGTTGATGCCAATGCCAGCGCCAGCCGTGATGCTTGTAACCGTAACTTCCCAGTAGTATTTACCCGATGAAACACCAATAGTAGAAAACGACATCCCGTAAGACGTTGACGGGGTTGTCAAGTTGAGGTTGCCACCTGCCAATGTCGCAGTCGATTGAGTGTTCAGCGGATTCAATACCGCATAATTCCCCCGTCCATTCCCTCCATCAGCCCACTGTGTCGGCACATCCAGCATTGAGTCGTAGGTCGTGCCGCTGGTCACGCTGATGTTGTTCGGTGTCCAGTTGTTGCCATTGCCGCTGTAGTCCTTGCCGATGGTGGCTGCGGTGTTGTTGCTGTTGTCGCTGAAGTTCAGGAAGAAGCCGTTGGTGCCGTAGGTGCCGGTGTACTTCTTGGGCTTCCAGACGCCGGTCAGCACATCAGTCTCACCGAAGCTGCTGGGCGTGAGCTGTGAACCAGAGATGTGATTGATCTCTGTCAGGTAGCCATCAAAGTAGTTGCCGGTTGATTCACGCCCAATGTCGTGCGCGTAGCTGCTGCTATTCCATGCAAGGCTGGTGTTCTGAGATGGGTAGGTCGCTGTGCCAAAAGCAGTGACCTCAACACCATTCACATAAAGACGCGCACGGTTCGCTGCTGTTGCTTGCGTAGTGTCAATGGCGACAACGATGTGATACCAAGAGGATGGATCGCGGTAGACAGCCGTGGTCGTAATGTTCAGAACATCAGAGCCAGAATTGCGCCCAAAAACGCGAAATGTATCTCCAGACAAAAACGCTACTGTAAAAATGTTGGTAGATGCGGAATTGATACCAAACGCAACTTGCTGCGATGACAAAGCACCACGCTTTAGCCATGCGCTGATCGTGAACGTCTGTTGTCCAGAACTGCTCCCAGGTGTGCGTGTGAAATAACCACTCGCGCTTGAGCGCAGCCGCACAGAGCGGCTGATGTTGTAGCCCTCATCAGGCAGCAGCAGAGGATTGCCGATCATGGCACTCACTTCGTATCCCCCAGCAGGCGAGCGGTAATCCGGCTTGAACTCTCGACATAGTAGGCGAGGACATCCACCGCGCTGGCAGTGGTGGTCAGAGTCGGCGCAACCCCCGCCGGAAACTTGAAGTTGCTTCCATAAGCCAGAGTGCGAGACCCGGTGCCGTCTTGCGTAATCACGATAACGCCGTGCTGGCCTGCCGTAAGGTTGGTCGGGTTCGCCAGCGTGCGATTGCCGCCAAGAGTGACGGAGAAGTTATTGCCTGCGCTGAAGTCAGGCGTAATCGTCGAGCCATCGGTTAGAGCCACCACAGTGCCGCGCTGCGCCTTACTAAATGATTGAGTCGTCCCGAGACCGGCCACAGTGGATGTCGCACCGTCAAGGTACGACAGCTCAGTCGCGCTGATCGTTGCTCCGTTGGCCGAGATCGTGCCCGTCAGGCTCATCGAGCCAGCCACCGCCAAGGTCTTGCCAGATCCAACATTCAAGCCGACCGAGGTGCCAGTGCCAGCAGCGGCGAACACCGCATCAATGCTATCCAGATCGCCGTTGAGCTTGGTGCCCCAGGTGTCAGTCGAAGCGCCGACCTCGGGCTTGGTCAGAAGCAGGTTGCTTGTAGTGGTATCAGCCATTTTTCACCTCATGCGGCAATCTGCCACGTTTCAGAATTATCAGATATGGGAGTCCAAGACTCGGGCGTGTCGCTATGAGCGGCCCAGCTTGTCGAGTTGTCAGAAACCGCAGTCCAGTCCTCTGATTGGTCTGGGATGCTTGTCCATGTTTCTGAGGTGTCGGGTTCCGGCGACCATTTTAGGATAGCTGAAACAGTAAAGCCAGAGTTAGCCGCAAACAGAATCTGCGCGACCGGGATACGGACTGCGTTGATGGAAACCGACGATTCGGCGTTAATCGTAACGGCCTGATTGACGATCACGCTGGTGCTGACCGTCATCTCGGCCCAGGCGTCAATCTCAATGAAGACCAGCGGCACCCTGATCGCACTTACCGACATCGCACTCACATCGGCAGCCGCAAATGAGCCAATCGCGTAGCGCAGCGCCGATGCACTCATCGACGAGGTGCTGGCAGCAGTGAAAGCGCCTAGCGCATACCGCAGGGCCGAAACGCTACAAGTAGAGGATGCCGATACAGTTGCAGCGCCAAATGCCACGCGCTGCGCAGATGCCGCCATCGAAGACGATGCGGAGACGGAAAACGATGCGTTCCTGACGGCTGTTGTACCAACAGAAACCGATGAGGTTGCGCTTATCGGTACTGCGGCAATCGCATAGCGCAAAGCAGATGCGGCGGTCGATGAAACCGCCGCAATCGTCAGGGAAGGCTCGAAAGAGCCGCGAGAATAATTGCCTCTGCCGTAAGAGCCATAACCATACCCGACCCTCGGGTCAGAGTACTGGCCTGAGCCGTATGCTCCTACGCCGTAAGCTGCCATCGCGTTACGTCAAGGTGACGTCCAGATCGCCAGCAGGAATACGCAGCACATCGCCATCGTTGATGGTGCGCGAAGTGCTCAAGGCCGCCCACGCCAGCATGTTGCCGCCAGTCGAGGCATCAAAGATCGCAGCCCAGCCAATCGTGCCCCAGTTGCCGCCAGAAGCAGCAGGGAACTCGATAGCCGCCGAGTTGGTGGCATTGGTCGGCGAGGTGCCGGAAACCGTGATCGTGCCAGTCGCGGTGCGCGAATAGCCATTGCCAGAAACCTCAGTGCCGCCGCCAGTGTCAGACGGGGCAGCGGTGAAAAGGCCGACATACCAGGCGGTCGGCCGAGTGGCGCTGCCGGTAGTCAAAAGCCAAGTGAGAACTAGGTTCTCGGTGTAATCGGTGAAAGATGACATTTCAAAAACTCCTTTATCCGAAAGTCCTAGCCCGCATCATGATAGACCCGCCAGATGTCGCAGCGCGATCATCTGCCACCTGTATCGCCTCCAAAGCATTGGTGTACATCGAGGCCCAGACAGGAATCCGGCCATCGTCCTTCAGGTATGGCGATGCCTGCATCAGCGAGCCATAAAGATAAACGTCAGGAGACGATGCCAAGAGCCAATTAGAAGACACTGTACTCGACAGCTTGGTCAGTTTGGCGTAGTAAGTCAACTCTGCCGTGTAACTGTTATCAGGAACTGGCAGCACGCGAATCTGGCCTCCGACGATGCCGAAGTACTGCGGCTTGCCAGGCGACAGGTACATCGTTGACTTCATCGAATCCAGAGCGTCAATCGACTCAAAGGCCAGCGCCGTTACAGGGTTGGTGTTGAGCTTGATCGACTTGGTTTCCAAGAAGTCGGCTGGGACCGCGCTGTACTCGGTGTCGATTGCAGCCGTTGCACGCACGATCATCTGACGGGTGCGCAGCGTCCTCTCAATCTGCGCCTCGGCCAGAGAGATAAAGTCAGGCACCACCGCCGTGAGATCGGTCCGGTTCAGCCAATCCGCAACAGACGATTTCAGCTCGTTGTAGGTGGTCAGGGCCATTACGATTCCCTCGCTTTTTCCAGATCCTTGATCGCCCAGGTATGGTCGTGCTTGAACTCAAACATTCCGATGTGACCGATCTCTTTCGAGACATCATGGTCAATCCAGATTTTAAAGCCAGCCTCGCGTGCTTTCCTACAAAAGAACACATCTTCGCCGATATAGCCTCGCTTGTCATGCCGCCAAGGCGTTTCGTACCACGGCTCGCTCAGAGCCTTGAAGACTCCAGCCTTAATCATCATGACGCCCATGCCGACTGAGCCAACTTCTTGCAGGCCGGTGCTCTCGGGCATCGACCAGACCAACTCCCTGTCGCCGTTTTCCTTGTATATCTGAGCGGTCGGCCCTGTAGGCATACGCCTACGAGCGCAGTTCGTCGCCACGATGTCAAGGTCATGCGCCAGCAGCCGCGAGATCATGTCCTGCGGGAAGCGCATATCAGAGTCGATAAAGAGAATGTGCGAGCAGCCCTCGCGCATGGCATCAAGCGACAGCTCGGCTCTCTGGTTGGCGATCAGCGTTCCCTCGCTGATCTTGAGAGAGATGGCGTCATTGGTGTTAAGGGTATGAAAGCAAACCATGTTCACCAAGTCGTAGGTGAACATCGTGTGAACCATGTCACGCGCAGGCGTGCAGACCGCGATGTAGTTGTGCTTCATACCTTGCCTGGCCTCACGCGGAAGTGACGATTTTCCGGATCGTTGAGCCAGCGTTTCATGTACGCTTCGTCGTCCAGCTTGCCCTCTGCTTTCATCTGATAGTAGAGGCTCAGAGGTATTGACGCGACGCGTGACCATTCGCCCCAGCGTGCGCGCTCATCCACCTGATTGAATTCGTCTTTGTTCTCCTCAATGATCGCGGATACATCCTGCTGCGTCTGGATAGTCGCCTCATCTTTTTCCGCGTCGTAATGCCATGTCCTGGTGATCCCGAGTTCAGGGTTCACATCAAATAGTTTTTTGTCTGTCATTGTTAAAAAGGGACCGGGTTTCCCCGATCCCTCCGTTGCTTCTATTAGGAAGTAACCAGGTCTGCTGCCAGACCGTGAGCGTTCTCAGCCAGAACCTTCAGACCCCACTCGACGATCAGCATACGCTTCTCAGCGTCGCCGGTCTTAGCGAGTTCAACCTGCTGGTACGGACGCAGAACGACCATCTTTGCGTAATCGGGATCGATCACGAAAGCGTCACGCTCGCGCTGGAAGCGGTTCGGAACCACTTGCACGTTGCCGAAGTCCGACACATAAATGTCGGCAGCACCGATGATGGTGGCAGGACGCGCACCGCCGTCGATGTTGAAGCGCGAGGAGGCAATGCCAGCAAAGCCAGAAACGCGCTGCTTGTTGATGGGGCCAACCATCAGGATCTTCGGCGTGCCGCCCTGAGTCCAAACCTTCTGAATGACGTTCTTCAGGATGGTCTCAGTGAAGGTGCGAACGGTGCCATCAGTACGACCCAGCGTCGGCAGGGTGGTATAGGTGGGGTTCGCGCCGTTGGTGGTGTCCCAATCAATATTTGTCTTCAGGAAGGCTTGCAGAGAAGCGCTGGTGCGAGCAGCGGTGGTGCTACCAGAGGTGGTACCAGCGTTGTTCAGCATTGCGAACTCTTGATCGCGCTTCAGCTCAGAGCTGCGCTTTGCAATCTGATACGCGACCTCAGAGCGACGGCCAGCCTTGTTAACCACCTCTTCGGTGTTGGACAGGATGATCGTCTTGCGCGAGATCTGCGCATAGTTTTGCAGACGCACAGTTGCGACAACAGAGTCGAAGGACGTAACGTCATCACCCTCAAGCTGTGCGTTTGCAGCAGCAGCGGCAAGGGTATCAGTCTGCCACTCATAAAGAGTGTTCGTCACGTTCTCACGGCCAATGTTGGACATGAAAGGCGTTTCTTCGGGTGCAATGTTGGTGATGACATTGCTCAGATCTTCACGAATACCCTTTGCAGAGTAGGTCGTAAAGGTATTGGTCACGATAGCCATGATTTACCTCATTTCAAAAGAAGTGCAATTGCGGAAGCCGCATCTTCGACGCGGCCGGTTTTGGCAAGACGCTGTTTTGCTCGAACGCTATCGCTCATCTGTGAAACCCTTCCTGCTGCTCCAGGCTTGGCAGGCTTAGGCCCGTTGTTTGTCACGGGTTTGATGCCCTGGCGCTTGGCCTGCATCTGGTCATAGAGCGCCGCTTTACGCAGCGCCAAAACCACCCGGTGGTCGTAAATGTTTCCAAGTTCTTCAGGTGTA